CGCGCTGACCAAGGTCGTCTCCTCGAGCCGCACGCAGGCCGACGCCCTCGGCACGACCGACTCGCTCACCGTCGCGCTCACGCGCGCCGTGGGGCAGTCTGACGCGCTCGACCTGACGGACTCGCTGACCGTCACCCAGATCTTCGACCGGACGATCGACGATGCGCTCGGCGCGACCGACGTGCTGACCCCGGGCACCGCGGCGCCGGTCACCTACGAGCGCTCGCTCGGCGAGACGCCCGCCGTGGCGGCCTACACCGCGTTCCGGTTCCAGCCGACTGCGCTCCGCAACTTCGGCGCGGCCAACTCCGTTCAGATCGGAGAGTTCCAGATCCTCGTCGGAGGCACCCGGCAGACCGGCGCGAGCGCGTGGAGCGAAATTGACACGACCGGCTACACCGAAGGCCCCCAGGACGCCAATGACGGGCTGATCACCGGGTCGAAGTGGCTGAGCTTCAACAAGCTCTCTGGGTACATGTATCTGGTGTTCCCCGGCCCGATCACCGCGGACGGAATCCGGATCGGATCGGCCAACGACGCCAACGAGCGCGACCCGGTGCAGTTCGACATCTACGGCTCGAATGACACCACGGCGGGAGTCCAGGGCACCTGGCAGCTGATCGGCTCCTTTGACTGGGGCTCGACCGATCCCGGGCGAAACACCTACCTGGCAGACTTCCCGCTCCCTCCGGCCGGCAACACCGACGTTCTAGGTCTGTCCGACTCCCTGACCACGGCTCTCACCGCGGCGCAGACAATCGCAGACCCCCTCGGCCTGAGCGACGCCGTGACGACGCTGCTCACCGCGGCGCGCACGGTCGCCGATCCTCTCGGCCTCGCCGACGCGCTGACGGCCGCAGTCTCGTCCGCCCGCACGGTCACCGACTCGCTCGGGATCTCCGACAGCCTCACCGGCGTCACGTCCTCCGCTCGGACGGTGGCCGACCCCCTGGGACTCGCGGACGCGCTGACGATCTCTCAAGGGCGCACGATCGCCGACACGCTCGGTCTGACCGACAGCCTGACTCGGGCCGCGACCGCGGCGCGCACGATCGCCGACCCGGTCGGACTGACGGATGCCGTGACTCTCTCGCAGGGTCGCGCCATCGCGGACGTCGCGGGTCTGACCGACTCCCTGGGTGCGGGTCAGTCGCTCGCCCGCACCCAGGGCGATTCTGCGGGGCTCACGGACTCCCTGGTGGTCAGCCTCGGCTATGCGGAGGACATCGCGGACCCGCTGGGACTGACGGACTCTCTCGCCGCCGAGCAGCTGGTCAGCCGCACGGTCGACGACGCGCTCGGAATGACGGACGCCCTGGTGGCGGACCTCGTCATCGAGGGGGCTTGCGGATGGCCGTTCGCTTGGCCTGGCCCCGGGCAGCCCTGGTGTGGCACCGTCCCGATCGAGCTCACTCAGGACGACCCGCTCGCCCTGAGCGACACACTGACCACCCTGCTCACTGCGCAGCGCAGCATCGCCGACCCGCTCGGCCTCACGGACGCCCTTACCGTCTCGACGAGCGCAGCTCGGAACATCGCGGACGCCCTCGGCCTGACGGACAGCCTCACGGCAGTGGCGAGCTCCTCCCGCACCATCGCGGACCCGCTGGGACTGACCGACACGCTCGCGATCAGCCAGCTCCGGGCCCTCGCCGACGCGCTCGGGATCGCCGACAGTCTCGCCCGGGTGTCGGCCCTGGCCCGCACCGTCGCCGACCCGATGGCGCTGCTCGACAGCCTCACTATCTCGCTCGGCAGGGCCATCGCCGACGGCCTGCAACTGACCGACTCGCTCTCCGTCAGCCAGGTGTTCAACCGCGCCATGTCGGACGGGATGGGACTGACGGACTCGCTCACCGCCGAGCTGTCCACCACGAAGGTCTTCACCGACGTGCTCGCGGCCGCCGACGCCCTGACGGTCAGCGTCACGGCGGCCCGTCAGATCTCCGACTCGCTGGCGATCACCGACTCGCTCACCGTCGTCGACTCGTCGGCGCGCACGCTCTCCGACCCGCTCGCGATCACCGACTCGCTGACCACGATTTACCAGGTAAATCGGACCATCGCCGACCCCCTGGCGATCACCGACAACCTCGAAGTCGAACGCTTCAGCGCCGGTGCGGCGACACTGGACGACACTCTGGTGCTGACCGACTCGCTCACGGCGTCGGCGCAGACTGGCCGGTCCGTCGCGGACCCGCTCGCCATCACGGACTCGCTGAGCGCAGCGACCACCTTCCCGCGCGCGATCGCCGACCCGCTGGGCATGGGCGACGCGCTCACGCGGAGCCTCTCCGCTGCGCGCACCCAGGCTGACGCCCTGGGGATCACCGATGCCCTGACGGCCTCGACCACCTACCCGCGCACGGTCGCGGACGCGATGGGCCTCACGGACGCCCTGACGCGCGCGTTGAGCGCAGCGCGGACCATCGCGGACCCGCTGGCCCTGACCGACGCCGTCACGCGCCAGGTGACCGCGCCGCGGGTGCTCACGGACCAGCTGGGCATGACCGACAGCCTCACGGTCGAGCTCACCCGGGTCTACGAGGTGCAGATCGACGACGGCATCGGCATCGCCGACGCGCTCACCGCGCTGCTGACGGCCTACTTCTGCTGGCCCGAGGTCGTCACCCTCCGGGAGATCTCCCCCGAGCTCACGCTGACCGAGAGCTCGGTGCTGCTCTCCGTCGCCGAAGCGGGGCCGAATGCTACCCTGAGCGAAACGGCGCCGGACTACCTGGTCCTCGCCGAAGCACAGACCCTCGAGCTCGAGGCTCAGGGCGAATTGGATCTGGTGGTGGAGCAGTGTCTGTGACCGTCCGACGGGGCGATACGTACCCGATCTACTGGCAGATTCTCGACAAGGGCTCGCCCATCGACCTGACGGGGGCCACAGCCCGGCTCAACGTCAAGGGGACCAAGCCCGTGTCCGCCGCGCAGAGCCTCCCCGCCACCGTGGAGGCAGCCCAGAAGCGCGTGAAGCACACCCTCACCGGCACGCTGGCGCCGGGCGAGTACGCCTACGAGATTGAGACGACCGCGCAGGACGGCAGCATCCTCACCGCCCCGACGAAGACGAACGGCGTCCTGATCGTTCTCCCCGACATCGCATAGGAGCCCCATGTCCACGTTCTGCATCCCCGACACGACCGACTGGGCGTGCGCGTTCAGCGACGAGCAGCTCGCCGACATGCGCGCGAACAGCGCGGACAAGATGCACCGCTCGGAGGCGCTCGCGTGGACGTCGCTCGCCCGCCTGTGCGGGTATCAGATCGGCGTCTGCCCGGAGGAGGTTCGCCCCTGCAGTGCACGCTGCGCCTCGAGCTCGCTCACGTGGATGCAGGCCACCGTCGACAGTGGCCACACCGGAGCGCTCCCCGCCCGCACGATCGGGCGGTCCTTCACCCCGTACGTAACCGGCGGCAACTGGGTGAACGGCTGCGGCTGCAGCTCCGGCTCGAGCTGCGACTGCGTGGAGCTCGAGAGCGTCTACCTTCCCGGCCCCGTGGGTGACATCGTCAGCGTGAAGCTGGACGGTGTCATCCTGTCGCCCGCGTTCTACCGGGTGGACAACGGCACCCAGCTGGTCAACCTCGACCCGGGCACACCGTGGCCGACCTGCCAGCCCGCCAACGCGGCCCCGAACGAGGGCCTGGTCGTGAACTACTACCGCGGCGCAGCGCCGAACGAGCTCACGAACTACGCGGCCGGCGTCCTGGCGGCCGAGTTCTTCAAGGCGTGCACCGGCGACAAGAAGTGCCGACTCCCTTCCGGCACGATCTCCGTGGTGCGAGGTGGCACCACGATCGAGCTCGAGCCCGACCTGACCGCGGCGCTCAAGCGCATCCCCGAGGTCGGTGCGGTCGTCGCGATCTATAACCCGCACAGCCTGGCTGGTCCGCTCCGCGTGCTGTCGCCTGACGTGCGCAACACCCGGCAGCCCACCTGGCGGTCGTACTGATGGCCGAGCTGACCGCCTCTCAGGAGGCGCTGACCCGGCTGAAGATCTACCCGATCCTCGACGAGCTCCGGGCGTGCCTGTGCGCCAAGCTCAACGAGGAGGCGCTCTGCTACTGCGGCCTGCTCATCGGCGAAGACATCCCGCTCGAGTACGCCGGGTCGTGCGACGACATCGGGGCCGCGTACGTCCGCATCTCGGGGATCTACCCCTCCACGGTGGCGTTCCCCGCGGCTGACGAGACCGGCCAGAACCCCGCACTTCGGGCATGGCAGATCTACGTCGGCATCCTCCGCGGCGCACCGTACGGCGAGGGCCTCGAAGCACCCGACCCCGCCGACGTCGCGGCCTTCAACCTCGACGTCCTCGGCGATTCTCAGATCCTCTGGGAGACCATCTCGTGCTGCCTCAACGGCGACAAGTTCGAGGAGATCGACCCGCAGCAGGTGCGTGGCGCGTACACGCCGTTCGCTGTGCAGGGCGGCGTCGGCGGGGGAGAGTGGCAGCTCACCATTCAGGACTGGTGACATGCCGTACCGCGTCGTCATCTTCGACTGGAACATCGTCGCTCTGATCCAGACCGGCGACGGCGCCACGTGGATCCGCTCGCAGGCGTGGGAGATCCGCCGGTGGGCGGCGGTCTACGCGCCGAATCGGACGAACACCCTGGCCGGCTCGCACGTCGTATCGCAGAACCGCGATCGCTACACCGGCCGGTTCCAGAAGGGCTTCACGATCTCGGCGACCGCCTACCACGCGAAGTTCGTGGCGTTCGGCACCGGGCTGTACGGCCCGAAGCACAAGAAGATCGTCAAGAAGAAGTCGATGGTGATCCGCGACGGGCGCAAGCCCCGCTTCATCCGCGCGTCCCGCGGTCAGCGGCCGGACAACTATCCCGGCAAGATCTGGCTCGAGAGGGCTGCTGAGACTGCCCTCCCGCTATAGTGGCGTCGTAGCGTTATACGGAAGGATGCCTACATGAACATGCAGCAGCGGACATTCCAGTCCCGGGTCAACCGTCGCGAGGAGGCCGCCCGCCTCGAGCAGAAGGTCCGGTTTGCGATCGAGACTCGAGATGATCTCACCAACGAGGTGCTGTTCACCGAGTCGTACACCTTCACGAAGCCCGACGAGGGCCGTCTGTTCCTCATGGCCACCGCGTTCGGTTCGGCCGCTCGCCCCGAGAACGCCGCCTCCGAGGTGGACGCCACGCTCCGCGCGATGCTGCTCGACCGTGCCCCGATTCCGAAGGACTCCCGCCGCAAGCAGGGCATCGAGGAGTACCTCCTGCTCCGCGAGCGCATCGACGGTCCCGTCGAGAAGCGCGTCCCGATCGAGGACATCATGGAGCTCATCGGCGAGCTGACGGAAATCTGGGCAGAAGGTTTTCCTACGCAGCCGTCGTCCGACTCGCCGGAGGACTCGCAGCAAACTGGTGGGAGATCGACGGGGCGTGTGCACTCGCAGGAGTCGACATCTTCGACCTCCCCTTCCCCCGAGGTCTGGCCGCCGTCTACCGATGGATGACGCAGAACATCGACGACGTCGAGAAGCTCGAGAAGTTCAACGAGGAGCTCGTCGCTCCCCTTCCGGGCCGATCACCAGATAGGGTGTCCCGCAGGGAGATCGACGACGAGAAGGCAGCGTTCGCCGAAGCCATGCGATAGGGAGCACAATGTCCACGACGATCGGAGCTGTCGACTTCATCGTCGGCCTCGATGGTCGGACCGTGCCCACGCAGGCGAGGATCCTCGGAGAGCGGATCGGTGCCGCCCTCGCAGCTGCGGCTGCTCGCCGGATGAACCTCGAGCTCGGCCGCGGCATCGACACTCGGAACGCTGGGATGGAGCTCGCCGGCCGATCGCTCGGCGTCCGACTCGCGTCCGTCCTGTCTGACTCGTTCCAGAAGGAACTGACGCCGGCAATGAACAACACCGGGCGGATCTTCCAGCGCTCGCTGAACGTCGGCAACACGCTCGAGGACATCGGCGAACTGCGCGTCGTCAGCGACGACGCCGCCGAGTCGGTCCGCGACCTCGGCCGAGAGACGAGCCGGACGGACTCGGCGTGGGGGCGGTTCCGCTCGACCATCGCTGGCGTCGGCGACCGGCTCCGTAACGTGCGCGACAATATGCGGGAGTCGAACCGCGACAGCCAGGGTCTCGGCGAGACCATCCTCCGCGTCGGCTCCCGCCTGCGCACCCTGTTCTCCTTCGACGGTGGCAAGTTCGTCTCGATGCTCGGCAGCATCAACGACCACTGGAAGGACATGACCCACGGGGTCCGCCAGGCGATCTTCTACGTCGCCCTGTTCGCAACCCTCGCCACGCAGATTGCCGTTCTCGGCTCCGCGGCGGGGGTTGCTCTGACGATACTGGCGGGTGCCCTGCTGTCCGTGGCGCTGGCCGGCGGCGCCGCGGTGCTGCTGTTTCAGGGGCTCTCCGGCGAGATCTCGGAGATGGACCCGGCCATCCAGCCCGCGGTCACCGCGCTCCGCTCGATCGGCGACGCCTTCGGCGTCCTGCAGTCGACCGTGCAGGCGTCGGTGCTCCCGACGCTCATCCCGGCCTTCGAGGCGATCGCTGGCCTCGTCGCCACTCTGACCCCCAGCATCGTCATCCTGGCGGGGGCTGTCGGCACCGTCATCACCCAGTTCGCGAACATGATCACGAGCGCGAACGGCATCGAGGTGATGACCGGGCTGATCGAGGGCGCGGCCACGATCTTCGAGCTGCTCGGCTCGGCCGTCCTGAACCTCGGCGGGGCGCTCGGCAACATCTTCCTGATCGCGCAGCCCTACATCGAGACTTTCGCGACCTGGCTCGACACCGTCTTCACGACCTTCAACAACTGGACGCAGTCCGCCGCCGGCAACCAGGCCATCTCCCAGTGGCTCGAGAACGGCATGACCGTCCTCTCGGCGCTCGGCGACCTGGCCGTGCAGGTCGGCGACTTCCTGGCCCAGCTGGTCACCCCGGCCACGATCCAGTCGCTCCTGACCTTCATGGACATCATCGGGCAGTCGCTGCAGCCGCTCGGCGACTTCCTGCTGGCGCTCGACTCCTTCGGCATCTTCAACCTGATCGCCCAGCTGATCACCACCGTGTTCACGGCGCTGCAGCCGCTCATGCCCGCGCTGTCGCTGCTGGGTCAGCTGTTCCAAGGGGTGCTCCTGGTCGCGCTGCAGGCCATCACACCGCTGCTCACGCTGCTGGTCGAAGCGTTCGCGGCGCTCGTCGAGCCCCTCGTCGGGGCGCTCATGCCGATCCTCCCGATGTTCGCCGAGCTCATCGGCCAGACAGCCCTGATGTTCACGCCGCTGATGGAGGCGGTCGTTCTGCTGGCGACCACGATCGGCACCGCCCTCGCTCCGTTCCTGGGCCAGCTGGTCGCGCTGTTCTTCACGCTGATCTCGGCGCTCATGCCGCTGATCGAGGCGATCATCCCGCCGCTGGCAGAGATCCTGACGGTGCTCGCACAGGTGATCGGCGAGACCCTGCAGGTGACCCTGCCGCCGCTGATCGACGCCTTCATCCAGATCCTCGACGCGGTGATCCCGATCATCCCGGAGATCGTCAACCTGATGACGGCCGTCCTCGATCTGATCGTGCCCCTACTCGAGCTCATCGGCCCCGTGCTGCCGCCCCTGATGGACCTGCTCGGCTTCCTGGTCTCGGCCAGCGTGGTCCCGCTGACCGCGGCCCTGCAGTTCCTGACCCCGGTGATCGCTGGCGTGGCGAGGGGCATCTCGGACTTCCTGATGCCGATCATCGCTGGTCTGCGCCAGGCGCTCGAGGGCCTTGGCCAGTTCATCTCCGGCGTCTTCAACGGCGACATCCGGTCGATCGGCGACGGGCTCATGGGCTTCTTCTCCGGCCTCGGCAGCGCCATCATCGGCGGCCTCCGCGGCGCGGTGAACGGCGCGATCTCGATCATCAACGGACTGATCCGCGGCATCAACAACCTGACCGGCGCTGTCGGCATCCCGGGCATCCCGACGATCCCCCAGTGGGCGAAGGGTGGCATCGCCTGGCAGTCGATGCTCGCGAACATCGGTGAGGACGGGCCGGAGATGGTCGTCCCGCTGCGCCGGCCGCTGTCTATGATCGACCCGGCGGTGCGCGACGTGGCCGCTTATGCTCAGGGGAAGACCACGGGCAACGGTGGCGGTGGCGACACCAACATCACTGTCGAGGAGGGCGCGATCCAGATCGTCGGGCCCGACGCACGCAAGGCGGCCATCGAGGTCGTAGACCGAATCATTGAAGTGGGGTCGTAGTGTTCCACGGGTATCTCGAGATGGGTGGGGACGAAGTCCTCAACCGCGAGCGCGCGTACGAGTACGGTCGCACCGCGGGCTGCCCGATCGGCTGGTTCATGGAGGCCCCGAGCGGGTCGCTCCACGACGCCCTCGGCGACGAGAAGTACGCCTACTCGAAGATCAACCAGGCTCCGTGGTACGACGCCACCCGGCCAGAGACCGCCCGATTCCTGGGCGCGTACCCCACCAAGATCCTCGGCATCACCGACTCGACTCGCGGCGCTCAGATCCTTCAGGGCATCCGCGACGGTGGCGTCGTCCAGTCGCCGCGGCGAGCGATCAAGGAGGTCCGCGCCACGGCCATGCTGATCGGCATGGGGCCCGACGCTCTCGAGGCTGGCGCCGAGTGGCTGAACAGCGCGGTCGACCCGTCTGCGTGCGGCTCGCACGACTCCGCGTGCGGCGAGACCGACCTGTGCTTCTTCACCACCTCGCCCCCGCTGCGCGGGCAGGACGTGACCGACGACGACTACGAGGAGATCCTGCAGGACTACCGCCGCCGCATGCACGGCGTCATGGCGACGTCTGGCCCGTTCGTGCTGCAGGAGTTCTCCCGCGACGGCTTCAACGCCTACGTGGTGGAGTTCACCCTCACCGCCGGCAAGCCCTACGTCTACTCGATGCCGCGCCGCCTGCCGATCACCCCACTGCTGCCGACGCTCGTCGAAGACGTGCCCCGCAACATCGTGCCGTCACCTACGGCAGAGGTGGGCGGCGCGGCCATCGTGATCTCCCGGAACAAGGCACCGAACCCCTCGGTCGAGATCAACGGCACCGACTGGGTCGGTGCGGTCACGTCCGTCAGCGGCAGCGCCCCAGCCGCGTACCACACCCACGGCCGCGTGAACGATCTCGCCGCCGAGGGGTCATGGAGCTACCGCTCGCGCCTGCTCGGCAGCGGCGCAGCAGCGGCATCCGGCGTCGCGGACCTCGACGTCTACTCCGAGGCCCCGATCGACGCGGGGTCGAACCGCCGGTGCAGCGTGAACATGTGGGCGTCGCTCGCCCTCATCGGTGCGGGCACACTGACCAGCCTGGCGGTCAGCTACGAGTTCTTCAACGGCGGCAGCTCGCTGGGCGCCGCAGTGAACATCGGCTCGATCTCCACCCCCGAGTTCTCGGGCAAGGCCGTCTCCGTGGCTGGCATCGCAGTGCCGGCGAGCGCGACGAAGGTCCGCGTGCGGGCTCGAGCTCGCGTCAGCTGGGCCTCGACCACCTCACCGGGTGCGTCCAACTCCGACATCCGCCTCTACGCTGACGCGCTCGCCGTCACGATCCCGTAGGAGGGTAGACAATGGCAACTGGAACCTCAGGCTTCCCGAACCGGCCGTACACCCTCCGCATCGAGGTCTGGTACAACTGGCAGTCGGGCACGACCGCGTCGCAGCACACCGAGGTGTGGATCGACGGCTGTCACGGCTCGTTCTCGGGTGCCGGCTCGGCGTTTCAGGTGTACGTCGACTCGGTCGGTCTCGTGCAGTCGTGGACCGGCGGCTTCGACTTCCGCGGTGGCTGCAACTTCCTGATCCACGTCAGCGACCACCTCGTCACCGTCAACTCGAACGGCGACTCGGGCGCCTCGGTGCACGCCCAGTACGACGTGCTCGGGGCCACCTCCACGAGCGCCTGGTACGACGGCACCCCGCCGCTGCCGCCGAACCAGCCCGCAGCCCCGTCCGCGTCGAACGTGCTCACCACGTCGATGCGGCTCAACTGGTCGATCCCCGGGAACAACGGCAACGCGATCGACCAGATGCTCCTGCGTCGCTACGAGGATGCCGCGGCGTCGGGACCGTACACCGACTACATCAAGGGTGGCGGCGACACCTACCACGACGTCACCGGCCTGACCCCCGGCAAGAATTACTACTGGGCCGTCTACGCCCACAGCGCCCTGGGCTACTCGGCGCGCTCGCCGGTCACCACGCAGGCGACACTGCCCGCCACCGCTCCCGGCATGTCGGTCTTCTCCACCGTCACCGGCACCGCTGCGTCGTTCATCCTGACGCCCCCTGGCGGGGTGTCAGGTGTCACCAACCACCGCCTCGAGCGGCGCGACACCGGCGGCGCGGTGGTCTCGACCTACAACAGCGTCCCGCCGAGCTTCACGGTCGCCGCCACACTCGTCCCCGGCAAGTCGTACGACTGGCGTGCGAGCGTGTTCATCGGGAGCTACCAGAGCCCCTTCACGGACTGGGTCACGGTCGTTCAGGCGAACCCGAACACCAACCCCGGCAACTACTACGACGGTGGCACGACGGACACGCCGGCCACGACCTATGACTGGGCGGGCGCCGCGGAGAACAGCGAGTCGACAGCGACCGCTCTGCACCCGCTCGGCTGGCGTACGTTCGCGGAGGCGAGCACGACGTCGGGCGGCACCGGCGCCGTCTTCCGCGCGACCGGCGGCAAGCAGGGCGCCTGGTCGGCACGTGCCATCTTCTTCACCGACGCCACCGCCGCGGGCTTCGACTTCGGGCAGTCCCACACCGCGCCGTACCTCAGCGACGTGGACCCGCTCGAGCCGTACTTCAGCTCCGTCTTCGCGTGGCCGTCGCGGTCGCAGCGGATGCGCGCGCTGATCCGCTGGTACGACGCCGCGTTCGCGTTCATCTCCGAGACCCTTGGGCCGGAGGTGGTCGTCCCCGCGGGCGACTTCACCCGACTCCTGGTTGACGGCACGGCCCCCTCGAACGCGCAGTGGGCTGTCGTCGAGGCCGAGGACTGCACCGGCACCGGCTGGTCGACGTGGAAGGGCGGCGACTGGCTCACGCTCGACGCGAGCATGACGTCGTTCCGGCAGATGTACGACTACTTCGACGGCGACACCGCGGACACCACGCAGTACGCATTCTTCTGGGCGGACGCGGTCAACGGATCCGAGTCGCTGCGCCGCAGCCAGCCGGGCACGACCGTGGACCCGCTGCTCGACCCCGATTGCCCGCCGATCCCCGCTGCGCCGCGGCCGCCGACGATCACCGACGACTGCATCGAGGAGGTCACGCTGTGGCGTCGCTACGTCTCCGTGATCCCCAACGGCGAGGTCGCCGAGTGGCAGTCGACGCTGCCGACCTTCGAGCTCACGACCGCAGGGGAGGCCGAGCGCCAGGTCCGGCTGCGCATCGTGCCGAACCCGTTCGACTACCCCGTCGACCAGATCGACCTCGACAATTTCTGCTCGGAGCAGATCGTCTCGTACCTGCCGCCCAACACGAAGATGACGATCGACGCGGAGCTCGAGCGGGTCTTCGCGGAGGTCGACGGCGGACCCATGCTGTCGGCTGATCACCTGCTCTACGGCACGGGCGGCGTCCCGCCGACCTGGCCGGATCTCAGCTGCGGGATCTCGTACATCGTCCTGGTGGACGTCCCGCCGAGCTCGCTGGCCGGTAACCTCGACACAGCGATCACTCTGACGCGACGCGCCTAGGAGGCTCGGTTGTACTTCAACCCTCGTGCCGACGACAAGTGCCAGGCCGGTCACCACGCCTACATCATGGATCGTGGTGGCACTCGGCGTCTCGGCGAGCTGGTCGACATCACGCAGGTGAACTGGGACCGGCGCCGGGACGAGACGAGCGAGGGCTCGATCTTCATTCAGGGCGGCTCCTGCTCCCGCCAGGCGGATCTCCTCGAGCGCATCGAGCCGCAGCGTCACGAGCTCGTCCTGTTCCGCGGCGACCACCGGGTCTGGGAGGGCCCGATCGGTCGCGTCGGCTGGCACTCGAACTGGGTGGAGGTGGCGGGGAAGGACGTGACCACCTACCCCTTCGCTCGACCGTTGTCAATCCCCTGGGACAACACGTCGCAGGGTGCAGGTGCGACCGAGGTGACGACCCGGCTCGAGGACATCTTCCAGCACGAGATGACCACCGCGGCATCGTTCCTGGGCGACGACGGCGTGACCCCGATCAACATGCCCGCATGGGAGTCGCTCGACCCGCCGGCCAACGTGCTGCCCCACATGGTCTTCCACCACTTCGTCAACGAAGCGCGCACCGCGGCCGCCACGACCCCGTTCCAGATGAGCGTCGGCGAGCACATGGACAACTACGCGCAGTCCGGCGGCATCGACTACACCGTGGTCGGCCGCGCGATCCACGTCTGGGACGTGTCGCGCAGCATCGGCCAGACGCGCACCGTCACCGAGGCCGACTTCTACGGCGAGATCGTCGTCACCGCGTACGGCGCCGACTTCGCGAGCTACGCC